TCCGTTACCACGACAGCAACTCAGCCTGAGCATCGCATCAGCTACGTCAACATCATCAGTGAGAACACCGCCCCACCGCAGTACGACAACTTAGCAGTCATAGGTTTAAACATCAGCAGCAGCAAAGAACTCCGCAGCCTCGACCAGCTCAGCGTTTACTGCACTGAAGGTGTCATTCCAGACCACACCTTCCCCCGTGTATTTGAAGACCTACTAACCGACCCACGGTATGGCGCAGGTGATTTCTTTAGCCCAAGGCAAATTGATAACACCAGCTTCGAGGCAGCACATACGTGGACCGAAGACCGCCGCTACTTCTACGACGGTGCTATCTCCGAGAAGATAAACCTACGCAGCTGGGGCGCTGAACGAGCCCGTGACTTCCTACTAGACCTGAGTGTCAGCGGCGGTAAGTACACGCTCAACCCCGCGATTAATTTTGACCCGGAGCCAATCGCTGCGATGTTCAGCAGCGGCAACATCATCGAAGATACGTTGGCAGTCAACTACCTAGATACCCAAGACCGTCTCGACCCCATCGTCACTGTGCGCTGGCGCGAAGAACGAGCGAATAACACACCAAACGACCGTGGGCTATTCCCCCAGCTACGTGAATTCAGCGTCCGTCGTAGCGGCGTAAACGAGAACGCACCAATCATCCAAGTTGACCTATCAAACTTCTGCACCAACCGCAAGCACGCCGAAGACCGCGCCAAGCTGGAATGCCAAAGCAAGCGTTACATCACCCACGCTGTCAGCTTCAAAACCCTCCCCACTGAAGCAGGCGTCCAAGCAGGCAGCATCATCAAACTCGGCATCGAAACGATTAAATACGAGCAACCCCAAAACGGTGCCATCTCCAACACAGGCGAAGTGACCAGCTGGCCCCCACTAGGCGACGGCACGTATAACGCAATCATCTGGGACGGCAACACCCTGAACGAGGATGCCACGTTGGTTGTCTTAAGTGGTCGCGCTACCGAATACAAGAATGCGGTCTTCTGCCTAGCCGACAGCAGCAACAAAGCCGAGACCTACAAGATCACATCGGTAAGTTTTGATGAGGACGGCAACGTCGATATAGAAGCGTTGTACTGGCCAACCACCGATAGTGGCATCAGCCTGATGACCCTAGACTGGAACATCGATGCAGCTTGGGATATAGATGGCTGATTTCCCTTACGTCTGCCCTGTCTCCCGCCGCTATAAGGCACCAAGCTTTGCCACAAAACGGTTCACGTCAATCAGCGGCGCTGGAACGACCCGTTTGTATGGCAACAAAGGTTTTGACGCCGAACTTACCGTTCAATTTTTAGTAGATGAAACCATCCTTGTCGCAATCATGGACAACTGGGAAGCCAGCTATGGGACGTACCTCCCGGTGGAGCTTCCTGACTCAGTTGTTTCCAGCAATGATCAACTATTGGATGAACTTGTCCCTGAGTATTTAGAATGGCACTGGGCAGAGAACCCCACGGTTGAATCCCTCAATCCAAATCTCTACCGCATCAACACCCGTTTCATTGCACAACTGGAGATCAACTCATGATATTGACAGGTGCAGACGGGCAGTTGAAGTACGGGAACGGCACCTGCGTAAAGGTCCGCAACTGGAGCCTTACCATCCAGCGTGATGCCATCGAGGTGTCATGCCTTAATACTTACGACCGCGAGTATGTCGCTGGGCTACGTTCCGCCACTGGTTCAGCCACTCTTTACTACGACCCAACCCAGCAAACCGACCGCTCACTACTCAACTCAATCTTTGAAGACAACAGTGACTGCACTGGAACGACCTGCTTGCAATCGGTTTCGTTCTTCTTAAATAGCTGTGCAAACCAACCCGGCAATTTTGAAGCTGAGGCCCTAATCACAAACATCAGCCCAGCGGTTGAAGTCGGTGCAGCTACAGCAGTGCAAGTGTCGTTCCAAATAAGCGGACCAATTGACGGTACGTTCTAATGCCAGTTCTTGGTTCCGGTGGTCGCGTTCTACTTAAGAGACCCGCACCCCAAAATTGTGAACTGAGCTACGAAGGGTTCCGCCCCGACTGCGACTCCTTCGCATTCAACTGCCCCGGCTGGTGGAACGGCGACTTAGTTTGCCTCGACAAGTTACCCATCCTCATTGATGGCTTCCCCAATTTTGTTGAGGGCTACGCCAGCTACCAAGAAAGTAAGTATTTCGTTGGTCCAAACCGCGACCACATCCGAAACGATAAGGACGTCTTATATAAAGACCAACCCAATGAGTGCTATCCCGATGGGCAATGCCAAGACGATGCAAACTTCTATTGCAAGGAAGGTGTAGGCGACGTTCCGGGTGAGGAAGAAACTGGCGGCGGCTGCTACTACGTCCACATCGATGAGTTTGGCAAGGTCAAGTTCTACGACAGCAGATGCAACGCCATCTCCGGTTGCGGCACCCCAATCGAACTAGCCAACACCTGGTTCGACGAGAACATTGATGTCTACCCCTACGGCGAAAGCGACTACCAAAACGCTCGCTGGGACTGCGACTTCGACGGCTGCTACATGAAGACCGGCGACTACGCCATGAGCGACGTCCAAGACGAAGACACCGCCATCACCATCTGCGAGTCCGCCCCAGAGTTTGACTTCCCTGTCCCTGGAACGACCGACTACGGCGATGCCGATGTACTGCCCCGCCCTTATAGAGAATGGCCTTCCCCCCAGGCTCTATGCGGCATCCGTGAGTACAGCTTGACGCTCGACGCCCCAAGCATCGACACCACCATCGTGGGCGAGAAGTTTGGCGAAGCGGTCAAGAGCCTAGTTAGCGGTGGAGGAAGCTTTGAATTCTTCATCGACCGCACATGCCTCAGCGATGAAGTAGAAGACGCCAGCTGGATGATGATGCAACTACTGTTCAACACTGAGGGCGGCTGCAGTGGTGCGCCAATAGAAACAGAAGCGTGGTTCATGGTAATGGAAGGCAACGGTTGCAACGACTGCTTCCCACCCATCGGCGGTTCCCTGTATTACAAGGCGAATATTTTAATCACACAAACTGCGGTCAACGTTCGCCCAACTGAACTGGTTGTGGGCACCGCGCAGTTTATAACCACCGGACCTATTAAACTAATGCAAGGACCTAGTTAGCTGGAACGTGACCGAGATTAACAAGGCTGGCGAAGAATTTTCTCTTGGTCATCTTGATATTCCTCAAGGCAAATACCGCGACCAGATAGACGCGCTAACGGATGCTGTCCGCCAACTGGGCGGCAAGGCAGAAATTGAAGGTGGTTCGACTGTTGTCAATGACCCTCTATCCGCACCGTATGTCCTGTACGTCAACAGCTATACAGGCAGCGACGATTTTGTAGGCGGTGAATATGCAGCTGCTGATGACGGCAGCTTTGAGCAGAAGATGCGCCGCATCTCCAACCAACGTCTGGAGTGTGGCTACACCGAAGCCCGTCCATTCAAAACAATCAACCGCGCTGCAATCGAAGCGGGCATTATTACCAGCAAGGACTACCTCGACTTACCCGGCAATCTATGCGGCGACCTTGTAACCATCGTCGTCAACTCCGGTGTCCACGACGTCATCAATGACCCTGGCACGCCTTATAACGCAACAGATTTCCCTGACGTAGGTAACAAAACAAAATTCACTACATCCAAGCTTAAAAAATTCAACGCTGCTGATGGTGGCGTTGTGTTGCCTCGTGGTTGCAGCGTGGTCAGCATGGACCTCCGCAAAACAAACCTACGTCCTACCTATGTCCCAAAATTTGAAGAAGAAAAAGCGGACTACAGCAACCGCTCCAGCATCTTCCGTGTCACTGGAACGGGTTACTACTACGGATTTACCTTCCTAGACAAGAAAGATTACAACCAGTCACACCACCTGCTCGACACATTCTCCTTTGCAGGTCGCGCACGGGTTGATGAGTTCTACAAAAAGATCCTTGCTTCGTTCGGACCTGCAGCAGGCGTTAGCACCCTGGCGCGTACCCGCAACAGCGAAGTCCAAATCGTAGGACCGCAGCCACTGCCTGGATTCCAGAGCGAATCTACTGACACTGTTGAATCAGCCTCACCTTATATATACAACTGCTCAATTCGTAGTTTGTACGGGATGTCGGGCATATTTGCCGATGGCTCGCAAGTTGAGGGTTTCAAGTCAATGGTCGTGGCGCAGTACACCGCGATCTCGATGCAGAAGGACATGCGCTGTTGGCAGCGCTACAACAGCGGAAACTGGGTAGATATTGCCCAGGCTGATTACGACACTTATATCGACGAAACCCCAGACAACGTGCGGATGAACCCGCGTTATAGAAGCATCCACATCCGTTGCGTAAACCGTTCCATCATCCAAGAGGTTTCAGTTTTTGCAATTGGGCAAGGAGTTCACCACGCTGTTAGCTCCGGCGGAGAATTGACCGTAACAAATAGTAACTCAAATTTCGGGGGAGTATGTGCTTTAGCCGACGGATTTGTTGACTATTCTTTTAACACAGACAAGAACTGGAACGTTGGTTTTATCAAGACTGCCCAAGATATTCAATCTCTTAGCGGTCAAATTTCTAACTATTTCCTCGGAACAATCGTTGACAGCGAGGGAAACGGTGCCACGAATATCACCCTTGAAGAAGAGCTTGACGGTGAGGAAGAGAACCGCCCTGGCGTTCTTGCGATTGATGGGCTAAGCCTGAACAACTACGGCGGCACCAACCTGCTGTGGGCTGAGAACCCTAACGGACCTGACTACTACGCGCCCTTGGCAGACCGTGCCTGGCGGACCAGCTCAAAGGACACAATCCGGATTACTGCACCGTTTGTCTCGGCTACCGATGACTTTCCACCTACAGACGATCCCACCAGCGTGCTTCCCCCAATCGCTGGGATGCGTGTTTATGTTCGTCGTTTGCGCGACACCCGTACGGTTGATCAACGTCGTTACAGCCTAATCTGCAACAACACTGCAATTGACTCCCGTAACATCGTTCGCGATTACGGGCTGCAAACCGGCACTGCTTCATCGGCAATCGACGAGGAGATTAACGAAAAGGAACCGATTGTCGTTGGCACCATCGCTATCAAAAAAGCTGAAGGCGGCGTCCAGCGAACAAACGAAATCGAACTTCGTCGCGCTGCAGCTTCGGCCAAGTGGGACAAAAACGGCGCTTACATCGGCACCGATGATTCAGGCAGCGGCGGTTACCACCAAGCAAACAACTATTACCGTCCCGGTGACGTGGTGCGCTACGTCAACAAGCACTGGAAGTGTACTGTCGAGCATATTGCCGAAGCTTTTGACGACTCCAAGTGGGACGAATGCTTTGTGCATATGCACGAAGATTATCCTGCTGAAGACTATTTTAAAAACGTCCAACCGATTATTTATTTTGACAAAGACCAAGACGAAACTAATGCAGACCCCCTGCTTGGTTATGACGTCGATGCTTTAAGTAAAGACGACGAGCTAAAGCGTCAGGTTCGTACTGCTACTGACTATTTAGGTCTGTACTCCTTCTTAAGAAGCCTCGGTTTTAACGGCGGAGATGCCCATACTATTTTGGCCCCCAAGCCAGACGCTGATCGAATCTTTAACCCCAACACCGCGTACGACGGTATTAGTCAACCCAATGGTGCAGCTAATTCATGGGATAACTGGGAGATTCAATTCCGTCGCCCCAGCAATATACGTCTATATTCCCACGCATTTGAATGGGCTGGACAGCTCAACTACACGAAAGCACTGCCGCAGTATCAGCGTGACCTAAGTGCTTCTAACAAGTTCACCTACTTCTTTACCAACAGTATGGGTGGTCGCTGCTATGTCAGCGGCTTTAACGAAGAAGGCTTTGGTGTCTCCGCCGCTGGCTTAACTGACCTGCAAACGGGCGAAACACTAAGCCCCGAGGGCATTGGTGGTGACCGCGATCCAAACCAGACTGTCACCTTTAACGGCGACGTGCTCATCCAGGGCAAGCTGACCGTCAACGAAATTGACAGCAACCAAGTTTCGCTGGTCAAGAACCATCGCGACAACGCAAACGAGCCCAGCGCCGGACGCGGCATGTCCTGGGTCGCTCCGATGCAGAACATCATTGATGTCAACCCTGAGCAAGCCTTAGAACTTAATGACACCAATGAAGCTGGCGAATTCAGCGGTGCGTTTAACGCCACCGGTTACACCGGCCCCAGCTTTGTTACCCCCTACTACCTCGACACATGGCGCAGTCGCAACCGTCTGCTCGGTTCACAGCCCGGTCCGGTCTACATCTTTATTAACCCCCGTGCAACCCGTCCGGATGCAAGTGAAATTATTTTCCCAACTCTCAACGAATCCAGCAACTGGGACGCAACAACTGTCGAAGAGCTAATCAACAATCCACCACTAACGCCATCTACTGCGTGCAAGAACATCCGTTTGGCTGTCGCTTACGCAAACGCAACACTAAACACTGCCACTGCCATCGTCTATAACTGCGGTTGTGGTTTGTATGTAGAAGACTACGGCGAAATTGTATTTGAGCATCGCGCCAGCATTATCGGCTACAACTTTGCTACCAATGCTTTTGCTGATGACCTTAACGAGTCACCGTGGCTTGGGACCGTCGAGAACGAAAAAGGCGACACAGGTGCACTGGGGCGCTTCCCCGAAAATACTTTTCTATCGAGTGTTAGGAACCCAGACAATATGCCTGTGTTCTTGACGCAAATCAACTATAGGGTGGTCAACAGCGGCACTCGCAATCGTATCTCGTTACGTCCTTTAGCATTTGCTTTTCGTCAACGTGCCACGCTAAAAGCCGTCACTTGGTGGGGCGTTAGTGAAACTCTACGTGCAGCACAGGGAGACCGTGTCGACGACCCAAAAACCCCGCAGTTTGTCCCAAACAGCTGGTTCAGCGAGATAACTCAAACGGAGCTTGAGTACGTTCGCAACCGGCCTCCTGAAGACATTTGCACCGCAGCGTTCTTCTACATGTTGAACGGCAAAGGCAACCTTGACTACATCGACAACAACGGAATTTTGTATGTCCGTAATGCGCTTCGCACTGATAACGTTTGCATTACTGCAATAGGGCTTGCCGCAAGCAGAGGCGGCAGGAGCGATAACAGTGCTTTAATTACTTGTGACGGAACAGCCGTGCTGGAACTCAATGGTTTAACACTAGTGGGTAATAACCGCTTTGCTGGCACTATTACTGTTCCTAACGCTCAACGTCCGCAGTTTGGCGGAATTAATGACTACGAACTTTACGGTTTTGCACCTTGCTTTATTAGCACCGCACAAAACGCAAGTGATGCAACTGTCTCACTTGCTTTCGGTCGCTATGGACGCCGAATTATCGAAGGTCCTAGTCAATACAACTACAACCTTACCTCCACCAACTGGCATCTAATGACCAACGAGGGTAAATATATGGTTAATACCGATGCTGCCTATGCAACTACTCCGACAGTAGATGTTAACAAAATGGGTCCAGGTTTCGATAGTATTTTTGGCTCACTGATGCGTAACCGCAGGCAACTCCGCTACCACTGGAACGAATACAGGACATCAAATGTTCCAGCGAGGAAGTCGGGTGTTGCTGGCAACTTCGGCTTTACGAAACAGCGGCTACGTAGCAGCGACCCTACCTCCTTTTTGTCAGCCACACTTTCGGCACATCAAAGTCAAGATGCTGGAGCAATCAATACCACCGCTAAACCCGAGAACGAAATTCCTCAAGGCTCGTTCTGGAACTACGAACTGCGCTCACAGATATTTAAGCGCAACGGCGAAAACTTTGTCGGAGAACCCAATGTCCCTGTAAACCCCCCAGGTGACGACCCCTCGATTATGAATGACGCCTATGTTTACGGACCCGCAGCCATTCAGCTTGGTATTAAATATGCCGAGATCGTGTACGGTCTAGACTACGTGCGTAACTATCAGTCGAACGCGAGGGTGTACGGATGACCGATAGCTTTCCCAAATACGAAGACCGAAGCTTGGAAGAAACATCTTCCGGTCTGACAGGCGGCGACCGATACTACACAGGAGACAGTCTGGTTACCTGGCAACAGCCCGACACATCAGACGAAGGCGGCTACTGGGAATCTACGGATTTAGGTAACCCTGTGTCACGACTCAATCAGATAGTGGCTCGACTGTCTGCCATCGAGGCTGCCTTAGGTATTAACCCAGAAGTTCCTTAGCCTAGAATAAGGGCACGGTAGATACCGCGCTCTTCGCTAAATAGCAATGGCAGTTCAAATCCTGCACAAACGTAGTGCTGTCGAATTTAAGAATGCCACTGGAGCGCAGCTTGAGTTAGGCGAACTAGCACTTAACTACAACGAATCTGGACCATACCTGCAGTGCAAGGATGCAGCCGGTGAAATTGTGCAGCTCGGCGGTGTATTTATTAGTGCCGTTGCGGGTGACGCACCAGGCAACCCCATCCTGGGCAAGTGGTGGCTACGCGGCGATACTTTATTCCTTTATAACGGCACAACATGGGTAGAGATTGGCGGCGGCAGCGGTGGAGGCGGCGGTACCCCTGGAACGATTACGGTCATCGGCGGTGACGGCATCGAAGCCACCACGATTGGTACGACCATTACGGTTACGGCTGACATCAGCACATCTCGCGGGCTTGAATTCAGCGGTGACCAGATTGCGGTAAAGCTTGGCGCGGGTCTTACCTTTGACGCTGACGGCAAGATTGAATCCACTATTAGCGGAGGTCTCAGCTACAAAGGCACAGTAGATGTCACAACTGCCACCGTCATCAGTGGCGCTGCCGAAGGAGACCTATACGCCAACACCGGCACAGGCAAGTTCAGCAGCCAGTGGGCAGCAACAACTAGCAACGCCACTACCGCAACAGATGCAAACCCCGGCGACTGGGTAATTTACCAAGGTCCTCAATGGGACCACATCCCAACAACCGTCACTGGAACGGACCTCGGCATTGCCAACCGCGATGATACCGACCTTGACGTAACTAGCAGCACTGGTGCGGACGTAACAATTCCCGCTGCTACTACAACGCTGGCAGGTCTAATGACCGCAGCAGACAAGACAGCATTAGATAGTGCGCTACAAGATGGAGACGCAGATGTAAACCCACTAGCAGGCCGCGCACTTACCTACGACGCTGCAACCGACCCCGACACCCTTAATGCAGACATCGCTACAGCATCAGCACTGGGTGTCGTCAAGGTTGGTGATGGCATTGATGTAGATGCAGCGGGCGAGATTAGCGTCAGCTTCCCACCAAGCGAAACCTATATCGGTGAGACCCCACCAGTCAGCCCAGCCGAGGGTGACCTGTGGTGGAACAGCAGTAATGATTCCGGCAGATTGTATGTCTATTACGAAGACGCTAACTCAAACCAATGGGTTGAAGCATCACCACAGGGCGACACGTTAACTGAAAGTGACGCTGATGTTTTGTACTTAAGCAAGGTCCGCAGTGACACCGCCGCTGGTGCGATTACGTTTGAAGAGCTAACCACCCACGAAGAAGGCGTCAAAGTTACTGGCGCAATACCTAGTGATGCAAATGGACTCTCTTCGGGTGGCAGCAATATCAACCTTAGCCTTGCAAATAAAGTAAAGTTTGTCCTTAATGAAGGTGTCTCTGCTAAGGTAAATATCATTGAGAATTTAAACACAGGCGCTAAGATTGGTTTTAGAGTCGAATGGAATGATTCAAGCGATACAGCGACGGCTCCAATTTCATTAGTTAGTTCGGTTGCGGCGGCGAACCCAACAACAACTCAAGATGTATATAACTACAGCTCTGCAGGAAATAGCGCCGTATCAACAAGTGGAAATCTTATTGGATATTTCTCCAGACATTTCATCAATAGCAACTCAGGTTCAGGAGGAGAATATAACTTCTATGCAGATGGCGATGCACCTTCATTCCTGGCAGGCTCCACCTACATCGGCGGCTCCACATCACGCAACACGTTTGAACTGTGGAAGTCAACGCTTACTGAAGAGCAGCTAGAGACACTAGAGGCTGGAACGTTAGTAGCACCAGCAAATGTATCGTTGCCTGGTGACGGTAGCTTCGCCCGTCAGTGGTACTACGACCAACAAGATGCAGAAACACAAGCACTGCTTGATAGTGGTGAACTTGACTATCCAACACACTTAGCAGCTGCAACGTTTACAGATACGTTTGCTCTTGGTGATAAGACTACACTTGACTTACTTTCAGACGGCACCGCACAAGTTAGAGGACTTGGTTTCACAAAAGGCGCTACTAATATCGAGAAAGTTAAGTATAGAGGTTTTTATTACTCTACTACGTTTGAATGTCCACTACTTGTAGCATCACCGGAATCAACAAGCTCAACTGACGTAACCGGTTTAAGGTTAGCCCCTTATACGTATGAACCAACTACAAAAACAAACTTAAATTTAGCTAGGATGAGGGGTTTAGAAATTACAAACCCAGCCGTCAACGCTGGTGGAGGTAGTGCTGGGTCTGTTGCAGACTATAGAGCCATAAATATTTTAAACACGGGGGCATCACAGCTTGCAACAAATGGTACTGCTTATGGTTTGTTCATACAACAGAATGGAAACTTAGGTGGCGGTAAAACTGCGTATGGACTGTATGTAGATGGCACCGCACCCTCAGTCTTCCGAGGTCGAACCAGCCACGCAGGCGGGGCCGGGGTTAGTGGTGAAGGATTAATAGTCCAGGCGATGACGACTGGCATTCAAATAAAATCAATATTAAATATGGATAAAACCACTGAACATATTGGGTTTTTTGCTAACGCAGACACTAATGTCAATAATACAAAAGATAATATCGGGTTTAAAGCTTCTTCCGCTCTGAGTTTTACAACAACCAGTGACGCGAAAGGCTTTTATTCTAATCTCACTAATAATGGTACGGCTGCAAATACTTTTAACTTCTACGCAGAAGGCGAAGCCCCGAATTATTTCGAGGGTGATATTACTTGCAACGGTTTAATCAACGGTGCATTCAGCCTTCGGATGCAATCAGATGAACCTACTGCATTCCAAACTACTTACTCCACTGACGAGGAAGGTAATCAAGTAGAAAATCAAGAATACATTGGAACGACCGAGGACTTGCTAACCATTATTAAAGACCTCCGTGACCGCGTAGCTGCCCTAGAAGGGGCTTAATCCTTCAACCCGTTAAACCCTTTTCTTTTTAAAACAATGGCACTCGATTTTCCCGCATCATCCGCTTCACCTTGGACCGCTCCAAACGGTGTTATCTACACCTGGAACGCTGCTGGTTACTGGGAGGCAAAAGGCGATCCACTAGACAACGGTAGTGCAATCTACCTACAGCTTGACGCAACAAACGGACCAGTCACAGGCGACTTGACGTTAAACGAAGATCTCAATGTCGGAGATGATTTAACCGTTACCGGTACTTCTACTCTTAATGGCAGTGTCTCTGCAGCGACAAACTTATCTGTTGCTGGAACGTCCGACTTTACCGGGGTAACCACCCACGAAGAAGGCGTCAAGGTTACGGGTGGTGGTTCGACTACTATTAATCTGCTGAGTAATGGCAAAATTCAAGCAAAAAATATTAATTTAGGAACGAACAGTGCTGGCTCTACTTCTGATCTTAGTTTTGAAGGTAATAGTGTTATTGGATACGAAGATTCACTTCAAATTACAGGAGATAGAGACAGCAGAGTTGATTTTAAATTTGATATAGACGGTACTGACTTTGATCCAACCGCTGGCACCACCGGTACAAGAAGGGCGCACTACATCGACAAAAATTATATCAATGCAAACGCGATTTATTTTCCAGCGCCAACAAAAGACTTTGACACAAATGGTACCGTAAACCCTGGTTCCACGTCTTGTATGGTGTGGCGCGGTACTGATGACCGCGTAGTCATTAGCTCTGCAAGCGGTCGCGCATTATCAATTAGCGACCGGTCATGTACTGCAAATAGTAGGTTTTACAGCATTACTGGCACACCCTTGACTGATGCAGGTGTTCAGTATGCTTTTAATGTACGGACGGAAACACCTGCAGGTTGTACAAATAACGTAAATGGTATTGATGCCGAGAATACATTTAAGGGCGGTGGAGGCACCCCTACTAACATTCCTGTAGCAACCTATTATTCAGCTAACGCAGTTTGGGATAATTGGGAGGCGACAGATACCATTGGCGAACTAGTTGGACTAAACATTAACACCCTTAGCATAAATGGTTCTAAATACGATGGCATTGCTAAATGTCACGGTGTCCGTTCAGCAATTTCAGATCAAGGTAACCGAGAGAATTACAACATCTACGCATCAGGCACCGCACCGAATTACTTCAAGGGTGCTGTCAGAGTTGGTAACTCTAATATTAGTATTGATACAGCAGAGAGATTTGCAACTAACTATGTAATCAAACAAATCCGTGGCAATGCTGGTCCAACAACTCGTTTTTATATTGGTCCTGTTGCAGATAGTGGACTGGGTAATGCAGTGGCGACTATTGAACTTACGTCTGCTGGTGCTGCATTTAATAATACATCAGACTACCGTCTAAAGACAAATATTGAACCTCTTGCATCTGCATCTACGGCAATCCAAGCTTTAAAACCTTGTAGTTTTACATTACGTGGAACTGACAATATTAAAGGTTTCCTTGCACATGAACTACAAGAAGTTCTCCCTGAAGCTGTAACAGGGACTAAAGATGGTACTGAAGCAATCGGCACCCTTGCTGATTACGACGGGACTGAACTAGAGGTATCAGTTACTGAACCATCAGCAGAAGATCTTGAGTACACCGAGGAAGTAGAGACCGACGGTGTAGCCACAATGGTTACTCGTACTCGCACCTGGACACCTACAGGCACCCAACCTGTTTACCAAGGTGTGGACCAGACGAAATTAATTCCTTTATTAACTAAGGCTTTGCAAGAGGTGCTTACAAAGAACGAAGAGCTTGAAGCTCGTATCGCTGCCCTAGAAGGGGCTTAGATAACACGCAGGCAGATGTCGTAGTAATGCTGCCTATCAGCTAACCCGTTCGTACCACCGTTGACGCGGCGGGTTACTGCCACGACATCAGCACCACTATCAATCAACTCGTTCATCTCGTTGTCGTCCCACCAATACCCCGCCGAAGTAAAGGGCAGATTTTGCGCGACATAATCCACCCCTTCCATCACCCGTGGGTCGCCCAGATACTCACTCAACCGTAAGTAATTGTACTTACCCGTGAGTTGAATGTACCCTGCACCCTTGTACTTGGGACCATCACCCACCTCATCATTCCCCAAGTCATCCCTGAACTCATACGCTTCCCCACTCGCCAGCTCCTTTTTGTACCGTCCCCCGCCAGACTCATGCGCCGTCTGACTTAGGAAATGCCTAATCCGCTTGGGCGTCGTAATTTCATAGCGCTCCAGGCAGGCATTCATCTCATCAATTTCAGGGTTAGTGATGAGGCTCTGGTCACACTCCCATATCTGTGCCAGCTGGGGCTTACTAACGAACTGCTCAAACTGCACAGGTGTAGAGCTACCCCTATACTGCTCAATCCAATCTGCATCTTCCTCAAGCAGGGAAACTGGCATCAGCTTCCACAGCTCAGCTACCGCCAGCTGCTGGTGCGGCAACCCCTGGTAGTAGCGAAAGAAAGCAGTGAAGCCATCGATAGTTAGTCTGGACACCGGACCCGCCGCTCAATCTTTACCAGCCTATCTCTTTCTCGCTGCGTGCCTTTACTGGGGTAGCGCACCTTGAAATCCCGATTGGATAGAGGCTCTTCACCACTAGCCAGCGTCCAAAACTTGTGGTCACATACTTTGCAACACCGCCGACGCGCCACGTCATTGGCATCCGTGTAGTACGTGCGCATTACCCTTGACTCTCCCCCACACTCCGGGCAAGTGTTCTTGTTGACTGGTTGGTAATTCATCAAAGAGCGCGAGCGTGTTTAGCAAGAATTTGTAGTTTTAAAAGTGCTTTATTGAACTTCTGCCTAGCCCTCTCCCTAGAGAAACCAAACTGCTGGCCCATTGCCTGGAGCGTCATGGGTTCACCCCCACCCAAGGCAAAGTGACCCTCAATCAATGCCCTATCCACTGGTTCGAGACGGTCCAGCAGACCAACCAGAAAATCAGAACGCACAGAAATGTCGAGGTCATCCATCAAATTGATATCCCCCGCAATCAATTGCATCAGGGTGGAGTCACCATCCGTGGATGAGACTCGTGCGTCCAAGCTGATACTGTCGTGCGCGTTGTCCATGTACATCCTCATCCTTGCGGGAGTAGTACTGCAGTACTCCGCACACTCAGCCAGCGTGGGCATCCTGCCAAACTCCTGCTCAAACTTGGGAGTCCACATCCTGAGCTTCGCCATCATCTCCACAGCGTGGGACGGCAACCGAATCAACCGGTCACTACAGCTCACGTAACGGGAGATGCTCTGCCGAATCCACCAATACACATAGGTGGACAACGCATAGCCACGCTCAGGGTCAAACTTTTTAATCCCATGCGCCAACCCGCAGTTACCCTCCTGAATCAAGTCCAGCAGCTCCGACCGCTTAATCTTTGCAGTGGAACGCTTAGCAATCGACACCACTAAGCGCAGGTTGCAGTTAATCAGCTTGTGGTACGCCCTCTTACCAGCCTTTACCTGTTTAGGTGTTGGCTCTTCAGTGTGCGTCCAGGCTCTGACCTGCCGTGACAGAATAATCTCTTGGTGTTTATCCAACAGGGGATACCGACCAATCTCTGTGAGATAACGCCCCAGTGCATCGTTAGGCATCTGCTGTTACCGAGATACCCACGTCGTAACCATGGAGCGATTTTAACTCCCGCGCCACTGCAACGGCTTTGTCCATGGTGACATAGGAGCAAGCATCCTCCTCTATATCAGTAAGAAGGATGCCACTGGATGTCAGGTCATAGACAGCAGCAAGAAATCTTTTCGAGTCCCCGCAAGGGATGAACAACGAATAGCGATCCAATTAAGTGCGTGTGCAACTGGCAGTACCCTAACACACTATTCAGATGGTTTCACCTTTGAAGCATCCCTGCTCTTGGCGCGACCTTCCACCCTGTTCCTCACTGACTGCCTCCACACAGCCTCATCAGCAGCAAACGCCTGCTTATAAATCGAAGCTGGCAACTCTCGCTCCAGGTAGGAGTACACCATCCTGCGAATCATTTCAGTGGACTTGACTCCTGCCTCTTGGGCAAGTTCATTCACCAAGTCAGCTCTGTTGGGCTGCAGCAGCACCTGATAATAAACTCGGCTGCCGTGAACGCCTGCCATCTGTACTAATGAAGTTACTCCATACTACAGCACATATCACCAACCGAGTGGTTGGTCAAGCTTCGCAGCCTTTCTTTTTGAACCTGTCGCCTGCTTAGCCTTCGACACGTTGCGGTTGGAACGGTTCCCCTTCCTCACATCCTCTGCCCTTTCAAGAAATATCGCCGCCCTCTCGATATCAGACACCATGGAACGCCTGCTTACATCAAGCAGACGTGTCATGGCTATCTGTCTACCGGTTTGACTCATACCTCAATTTACTACCGCCCTATGACAGGTTAAGTTTTGCGACAATCAGTGACATTCCTGCCACGTCTTACCAATTTTCACGTCTGCAACAGCGGGGATTGCTCCTAACCACTTCGCCTCTGCGCCTTCCATGGCTTTCTGCAGGATGGCAGCCCACTTCTCTTCCTGCCCTTCCTTTACCAACAGAATCAGTTCATCGTGCACAGCTGCGCATATTTTCACCTCATCGTTGCCTTGTGCATCCTTCCACAATGTGCCTAGAGCGCATTTAAGAATCGCCGCACCAGCTCCTTGCACTGGAGTGTTTGCCCTAACAGTCAGCCTGTTCATCTCACCCGGCAGAAACCGCCGCATCCTTGACCCTGGAATGTGAAGCGCAGGCATCCCACCCTCAGTGCGGTCGGACTCCTTCGCCAACCTGCGATGCCAAGCCCTCACACCGTAATAAGTGTCAAGCCATTGTTGCCTGACCGCTGTGGCTTCTTCGAGCGTAATCTGCACGCCCATACCGGCTGCGTAGTTCCGTAAACCCTTAGGGCCACTGCCGTATGCCAACCCAAAGTTTGCAGACTTGGCAATTTGTCTGTCACACCCCAGTGCTTCAGCAGTAGCCGTATGCAGGTCTTTGCCATCAATAAAGGCATTAGACATGTTCTCGTCTTCCGCCACAATCGCCAGCAACCGCAACTCCATCTGCGAGAAGTCAGCATCAATAAACGACCAACCAGCTGGAGCGACAACCGACGCCCGGAACTGCTCATCTCTGGGAATCTGCTGCAAATTCGGATTAGAGCACGTCATGCGGCCTGTCTCCGCCCCGAGCTGCCAATAGCTGGCACGCACAAACCCATCAGCCGATTGGTGCTTCAGCAATGAGGCCACCATCTGCCTACGTTTCTCTGCCTTCTTCCATTGCAGATACGTTGCTACGACAGTGTGTTCACCCTGGTATTCACGCAACGCACCACGTGATGCCGATGGTTTCTGGGTCTTGGCGTCAATGGGAACCTCCCCCAACACCAAGGTCAGTTTGTCCAGAAGCTGCTTAGGACTCCCAATGTTGAACCCGGCGTATTCCTTCGTACCGAGCTTGACAGACCCAGAAGTGCGAGGCCGAAGGTTAAAAGTTCCATCGGGGTCGCGCGGTAACTTTTCCCCTTCAGGAAGTGCGTCGTCCAACTCAAGATGAAACTCTCTTCCGAGATTCTCAATGTCCTTCTCATAGTCAATCTCTGTTTTGTGGAGCGCATCTTTATCAAAGGGGAGTCCTGTGTTGGCCATAGCCGACAACGCAGGTAGCGCCCGACATTCAAGGGAGTATGCACCACCTAAACCTGCTTCAGCGATCTTGTCATGAATCGGTTTATCCAACTCACACAACACCTCCACATCCTTAGCTGCGTACCTCAGCTGCGAATCCGTGAGGTCACCGCTCCAGTCAGAACGCTGCTCCTCCTTATTCAGCTCAATGTCTAGGTACCGCTTGGCTACATGCTGCAGTCCATGCTTCATGTTGTGCTGCCCATTGGTCAGCAACCGTGAGGCCAGCATCGAATCATGGACATCGCCCTTGGGATACCAGCCATAAGCAGCAATCCAACCAAGGTCAAAGCCTGCGTTGTGGGCCAACCAAAAGCGCTGCCCATTCTGAAAGAACAAGTCAATCTGCTTGAGCCCATCGTCATCCAGCTCAAACAGGTCAATCACAACAACAATGCGCCGAGCCCTCGACCCAAGCTGCAGCAACCGCAACTTGCCTATCTCTGGCTTCAGCTGGAGCGTCTCACAATCGAAGGCAATGCTGGTGCAGGTGTTGACCTTGGCGAGATTCCGAATCCCGTAATAAACCTTGTAATCATTCATTTTCAATAGTTTCGTAGGGTTGAAGCGTGTGAAAGGCGTGCTGGCAGTGGTGGCAGACACGAGTTCTGCGGAAATAGCCAGGCGCTACGTGTTTAGTGGAGCGAATCCAACTGTGAGTCCTGCCACAGGAAGGGCAAAAGGGAATGCCCAACCTGATGGCACTGGCTAGGCCAGCGTCTGTGAGTAATCCCATCTAAACGGCGTCGTGCCAGGCAATGGCAAGATGGTTGGCTTCTTGCATCTGATAATCTGTTGGATCGAAATCTGGGTGACGGGGGTCATTAATCTCAATGACCTCGCCGTACTCGTCAAGAAGAAGATCGGTGTTTGTGGGGCTCATGGGTAAGGAGCGACTACTGCCCCCAAATAATAGCACACTATTGACTAATCGTCAGCGTGGGACGCCTCAATTAAGTAGGCGTGAATCTTGGGGAAGTGCTCAGGCGGTAAAGGGCTCATCATCAAGACGTCCACACCCATCTCCAGTGCTTCAGGCACTTCTTCCTGCAACCGCCTGTGGTCATCGGCTGTGGCTAGGAACACATCTTCTGTAACATCGTAGAAGCCGGTCTCATCGTCAGATGCGTGAAACCTAGCAACACCCAACAATCCTGGTACCGGCTGTACCATGTAGTAGTGAAGAGTCGAAAAGACTTCTTCATCCGATTCCAGGTCTCTTTCAGCCACTTCTTCATTATGCTCTCCACTCGCAGGGCGTTCCAGCTCGAGAAGACTAGACGGGACCTCGACCGGTGTGACTCCGTTGAGCAACTCCGCGAGATTAGTCATTCTCTCCTCAAGCTCTATCTGCACCAGCAGCAAGCTGTAGAAGGCTTGATTAATGTCGGCTGGCTTCCTCCACATGAGGCGCCATAAGCTCGATAAACAGAAAATTAACCAGCTGTTCAACCTGAGTGCGAGGAACATTAGAACGTTTCTGAGCAGCTGTAATAAGCCGCTGATACTGTTCTGTGTTATAGCTTTTTCCATTTATAGAGTTGAGTACACGGCCACGAAGGAATTCGGAACGGCTGATACCTGCAGTATCGGCCTGCTTATCGAGTAAAGCGAGGTCATCTTCAGCGAGGCGGATGTTTACCTTTTTCATCAATTGTTCTCCTTTTTGAAGGGTGCACCAATGGTGCGCTGCTTCTGTTTGTTCCTACGGTCCTGCAGCATAGCGGCACAACCCTTGTAAAGCTCTAGCTTTTCCTCTTGGGGGATGGCACGTACCAACCGCTCCAGGTGAGCAGCCAAAATCACATCAGCTTCGATAACGTCCTTCTGCTGGTGCGCAAAGTGGGATGCGTTAGCGATGGCAGAGACGGCCCAAGGCTGTGAAAACGGGCTGTCGAGCAAGTCTTTGAGTGTGATTCTATCAGCAGCCTCAAGGATGTGATTTGGGAATTCGAAGGTGTCCATTAGTGTAATGAGTTGGAAATAAGTCGGAAGGCGGTGAAGAGTTTCTAAGCGCCGGGGGACGCTGAATGGCTCGTCTTGCCTTCCGATGTATGCACAGTAGCACAGAAGTCAACTGTTTAGGGTAGCTTCTCCTGAATTAGTGCCCGACACCAGACACTGACTGGAACGTCATTGTCTTTGCAGTGCCGCACCAGCCTGTCGTACAGGTCAGTCCTCATGGTGACGCTGATAATCTTGCGGTCCTTTTTGAAATCAGCCATTTACGTCTTCACCATCACAAGCGTCTTTGTCAACAAGTACATAACAATAGTACTTTTGAACATGGTTTAACGTAAGTTCTAAACTTCGTTTGCTTCTAGGCGAGACTTGGGCCTGTATTAAATCAAGTAAATGCTGCTTTACGCTTATAAAAGAAGGTTCTTTACCGTTCTCATCTGGCCCTAAATCTATGCCTACATTTGCACATCTATTAAAAGCTGTGTTTCTGTACCTATCCCTTTTATCCATTTCCCGTTTAGCTTTAGCTATACTTTCTCTTATTCTTTCTTCATAAGTACCTTTAAAATTTTCTCTATCTCGCCGCCTTTTTTCATTATTTTCTTTTCTTTTGTTATTTGCTGCTACCGCAAACTTGGCTAAGATTTCAGCTTTAGACATATCTTTGACTTCATCTTCTGTAAATTGAACGCCTGCTTTTTTGTTAAACCAGCCATTACATATAGGACAATTTTGGGCATCACCGTTCCATGGGTTTGTATTTATTCTCAGGTTAGAGTTTTTTAACGGATTATTATCGATACTTGTATATGCAGAAATACTAAGTTCTTCAAACCCTTCTTTTGGTGCTCCGTCTTGGTCAATCCAATCTCCTGCATAGCAATTATAATACCGTCCAAGCATTGTTGTATGCACACTGTTTTTAAAATAATCTAATTCTTTTCCACTATTAATTTCAAGATCAATAGTAATTTCCTCTCCTTCATAATTTTCAAACCCGCTGTACTGAGCATAATTGACAATAGTATTTGATCTTATAGATGAGCTAAGACCTTTTTTAGCATGTAACTCTTTAGCTCCTTTTAAACGCGCGTACATAACGTTCCATACTTTTTCTGGTCTTTCTTTTATACACTCAATAAAATCGTCAATATCTACTGTTCTGTCTACGTTAGGCTCGTATATGGCACAGTAATCTCTTAATAAAGCAAAACCATCTTGCGCTCCAGGTAAAAATCTCCAATTATATGAAGTTTTTGTCTTTCTGTATAATGCGACAATCTCGTCGTATAATTTGTTTCTATGATCTTCAGGTTTAGCGTGCCGATACTCTTCAGTTAATTTATATTTTTCCCACTCTTCTCTTATTTCATCATCAAAAGCTTGGAAAAAACTTTCTTCAGCGTAAGGCGCAAGATTGGAACTCATTTAAAATACCAGCAACTTGGCTGGTGCGTAAGAACAGGCACTGGCTAAGCCAGGACGGAGGGCAGTAGAGGCTGCCCTTTGATCCGCCTAGAGATCATACCATAGATAGTTTTCCTGTGTGTAAAAACTACACACTGTGGAAAACTCATCTCTTTACTACAAAGGAACC